ATAGATGGTGACGTTGAAGAAAATAACGTAACACTTATAACATCAAAATTTTCAAACGTTCGATTAACAGGTCACGATTTTTTAAGTGTTGGTACAGGCGATTTTATAACAACTAATTATCCAGGTACACCTACTCAACCAGCCGATCAAACAGATGAAGTAGATGAATTAAACGGAGGCCGTGTTTACTTTGTTTCTACCGATCAAGACGGAGATTTTAGAGTAGGAGATTTATTCCGTATTCAACAGGCAACTGGTATTGCAACTTTAAATGCTGACGCTTTTGATCTTTCAGGATTATCTGAATTACAACTTGGTTCTATTGGTGCTCAATTAGGTGCTACTATTAATGAATTTTCAACTGATGAAACATTATCAGGAAATAGTAATACTGCTGTGCCTACAGAATTTGCAATTGTAGGTTATACACAAAAAGATAATATGGGCACGGGAATTTTAGTTCCGCCTACTGGTACAACAGCTCAAAGACCAACAGGAGGAAGTTTATTTCAAGGAGGCATGAGATTTAACACAACTTTAAACGCATTTGAAGGATATAACGGAAATGTGTGGACAGGATTAGGTGGTGGTAACCCTTATACTACTATAATAGGAGATGGATCAACTATATCTACAGTATCTGCTAATGACAGAGTTTTTGTTGACACATCATCAGCCTTAGCTCAAATTAATTTACCATCAGCACCAGCTGTGGGTGATCAAATATATTTTTTAGATCAATTAGGTACATTTAATACTAACGCATTAATAATACTTAGAAATGGTAATAAAATTATGAATTTAAATGAAGATATGACTGTCAATACACTAAACGCTGGATTTACTTTAGTTTATTCAGGTAATAATTATGGTTGGAAAATAACAGAAAATGATTAATAAATAATAGGAAAAAATGAGTAATTTTGCAGATTTTAAATTAAGTACTAAAGAGAAAGATGATTTCTTTGGATTTTTACTAGCTTCTGAAACAAAAACAATTAGAAAAACGGTTACAAAAGTTTCAGGTAATGATAGTATATTTGAATTTTCTTTGAGCACGGCATTTTCAACATCTACGGCCACTTTTACAGACTCATTTTCATTAAATCAAAGTGGCGAACAAGCTTTTAATTCATCAAAATACAGCACACCAGCAACTATCAGTATTTCAGGATTAAAATGGAGTCCAGATGGTACAAAATTTTATACTTGTGATGTAGCGAATAGCAGAATTAATCAATATACATGTTCGACAGCGTTTGATATATCTACGGCTTCTTATACAACGACGTTTCCAACTTATGATAAAGAAATAGAACCAAGAGATATACTTTTTAATACGGCTGGTACAACAATGATTGTTTTAGGTTCAAAAGGAAATTATGATCAAGGTATACCTGCTCCAAATCTTGTGCAATATACTTTAGGATCAGCTTTCAATATTTCAACCGCAACTTTTACAAAAAGAGCCACAGTAGGTACAGCAGGTCAATATACGCAAGTAAAAAGTATATTTGCAAATACTACCGGCTTACAAATTTATATAATAAGTGATGATAATAATTTAGTAAACTCTTACAATTTAGGTACAAACTTTGATGTAGGCACGGTAACATTTTTAGCTGCATATGATTTTAGTTCTACTATTACAAGCCTTTCAGGAGGTAATTTAAATGCCGCAGGAACAAAATTATATGGTATTAATAATGCTACAAATAGAGTTTTTGAATATCCTCTTAATACAGCTTTTAATTTAGTTAGTGTTCAACCTACTTCTGCTAACTTTAATTTTAGAACCAATAATATAAATCCAAGAAATATTACATTTAACACTGACGGAACAAAAATGTATATTATTGCTGACGCTGGAAGATTTCAAATAGATTCAGGCGAAGATGAACAACCATACTCTCATTTATCCAAAACTAGAAATACAATAAGATTTTATGAGGGCTATACATATATATTTGATGTTTCAGATACAAGTTTGTTAGATCATAATTTTAGTTTTTCAACAACTAATGATGGAACTTTTGGAGGTGGCGCAGCTTATACAACCAATGTAACTTCATCTGGCACCATTGGAAATGCAGGTGCTACTATTACAATTGTAGTTCCTGCAAATCCTGATAGTCCAAATGCAGGAAGTGCTATAGCTAATTTATTTTATTTTGATAATAAACATAGTAAATTAGGAGGTAGTATTATTACAAATGAATACAAAAGTAATTTTAAAATAAATTTCACTAATTTTGTAGATGATATACAAACTAGAGAACGAACGGCTTTACAAGAAGATAAATTTTTACACAGTTACATTTTAAACGCTGGCACTAATTTTTCAGTGTCAAATGGCGATTTAATAATAACAATCGTATAAAATAAATGATTTTTGTATTAAACATATTAAACTTTGAAAATATACGAAAAAATTACTTTGATAAGAAATTTTTATGTATAAATATAGCATATAATTAAGGAAAATAATAATGGCAATACTCAATTTAGGTAGAATTAAACCAGTATTTCAAGGTGCTTTTAATATCGCTACAGCGTATGTGGTGGATGATATAGTTACCAATGGTGGAGAATCTTTTATTTGCATTTTAGCTTCTACCGGAAATACAACGAGCAGTACAACACATTGGGCAAAATTAGCACAAAAAGGAGCGGACGTAACAGCTCTTACAACACATGGAGATATTTTATTTCGAGGTGCTTCTACGGTCGAAAGATTAGCAGCAGGTACATACGGACAAGTTTTACAAACAAGAGGTGCTGGTCAAGATCCTAACTGGGTTTCATCAAACACTATTACATGGCAATATAAAGACTCAAATTTTGTTGCAGTTGCAGGAGGAGCTTACATAACTAATACCACAGCTGCTGGATTTAATTTAACTTTACCTAGTGCGCCATCAGACAATGATCAGGTATTATTTGTAGATTCTTTTGGAACTTGGGGAACAAATAATCTAACTGTGGTTCAAGCTGGTGGATATAAAATAGCAGGAGCAAATGAAAATTTAACTTGCGATCAAAATTATGCTACCATTAGATTAACTTTTAAAACAACACCTGATGTAACTTCAAGTTATATAGGATGGTTGTTAACTTAATTTAATATGAAAATATATATTTTGTTTCAACAAAAAAGGTTTAAAATATAATGGCAAGTATTTCAAATTTAGTTTTATCAAAAACGGACAGTCGTAAAGAAGGATTACCTTTATATGGTTTTATGGGTGATTCAGGAGATCAAAATGGCGTGATGACATTTAGAATTTTTGACTCAGGTCATAAAATTGTAGGAAATCCTTGGGGACATGGCAGTCATTCAACGGCAAGTTATAGATTTGGTATTTGCGGTGATGCTATGCACAGTTATACCTACAACGATTTCGGAACTGATATTACACATTCTGATTTAACTTCACAAGGTTACAGTGATTATGTCCGTTACAATAAAAGTGTATATCAGTGTGATCAATATCCTTGGGGACAATACTATACACTTTCACGAACAGGATATATTTCTTGGCATCAATATCACAGCTACGGTGCCAGTTTTGAATATCAAATAGGTTGGACAAAAGTTAATCATGTTCTTCCTGAAGGAATTAGACCAAGGAGATTATTTTGTAACCGTAGACAAACATTAAGAGAATTAAATGCTGGCCACAATACTTCAGGTGAAATTCAATATTATAATTACTCATCGCATATGTTAAACGTAACAAACACTTATGCTGTAAGCACAGGTTATAATGAAAAAAATAGAATGTTAGTTATGGTTCACTCTTCAGGAGAAGGTGGTGAAACGCCAAAAACTGTACATATATTTAAATCATCAACGTGTTTAAACAAAGCAAAAACTATAAAAGAATATTTCGATAACTTAACAGCTACAGAATACTTTACTGACACTTGGACAACTGATAATAATAAAGATTGGGTAACTGTTGTAGGAAATAATGGTTTCGTAGGGTTTGGGCAAAAATATGGAAATGGTATGAATTATGGTGTATTTAATTGCAATACGGGACAATCTTTAGGAATAACCGGTGCTGCTAGGCAATTTGGGTCATTCCAAGGTTTTACTGGAAGTACAACCACCTCGTATGGAGCTGGTACAGGAACTTTATATTACACAAAATTTAATACTACATGGGACGGAACTTGGGGAATGATTTACAGTCCATATTATTATTACGGCGTAGGATTAAATGCTTTTTGTATGAGTTTAGAAAATCCTAGAAAATTTATAAGTGTAAGTCAAACAAGAACAAGTAGAGGTAATCCTTATTTAGCTTGGGGTAGAACAGGATTTCATGGTGGGTGGAGTGAAAATACAGACTCCCAATCTCATAGGACATATGCATTTTCTTTTGATCCTAATGACTCTGATCATACAACAACAACAAAGGTTCTTTATGGAAATAATAATTGTGATTCTTTAGTGCCTTCAAGTAATGATACAAACTTATCTGCAGCAACATCTATTAATTCTGGATCAGTTATAACTAATGGAACAGGAGTTTTTGGTATACCTGAATCTAGAACATTTTTACACGGTGGTTATTACTCAACTTCTTATCCATTAATGTTCCAAGTAAATTGGTGGGGTAAATACGGACAACACGATCTTTCATATGGAGGACTATACGGCAGTTAGTATAAAAAAATGGCAGTAACTTATTTTAACATATCGGACGGATCAGTTTTAACAGATAAAGTAGAAGCTGGTGAGGAAGCTGTAAGAAGTGGAAGAGCTATAAGATTAACAGCTCCTGATAATATTGAAAGTTGGAGATTATCGGCAAATTTACAAACAAGTCAAGTTATAGTTTATGGTGGTATTGAAAAAAACGAAGAGCAAGCTATACAACAAAAAATGGAAGAAGCTAAAACAGAAGCTTTGGAAAATAAAAAAAAGAGTGATTTAATGTTAGCTTTAATTGAAAAACAAGAAAAAGAGCGTAAAGCTTTACAAGATAATTATAATAAACAAACTTAAGGATATATAAAAAATGCCAAGATTATTAAATTTACTTCAATCACGTGTAGATCATCGTAAAGAAGGACTGCCTTTATACGGACTGATGGGTGATACAGGAGATCAAAATGGCCAGATGGCATTTAGAATTTTTGACTCAGGTCATAAAATTGTAGGCACACCTTGGGGCGGTGTTGGACATTCTACAACACATCACAGATTTGGTATTTGCGCTGATGCTATGCACTCTTACACCATGAATGATTTTGGAACTGATATAACTCACTCTGATTTAACCACACAAGCTTATAATAGTTATACTCAATATAATAAAAGTGTGTATCAATGTGATCAATATCCTTGGGCACAATACTATACACTTTCAAGATCAGGAGATATTACTTGGCAATCATATCATAATATAACTGAATCTATGGAATTTACAGTAGGTTGGACAAAAGTTAATCATGTTCTTCCTGAAGGAATTAGACCAAGAAGATTATTTTGTAACCGTAGACAAACATTAAGAGAATTAAATCTAGGAAACAATGCTTCAGGACAAGTAGGTTATTATAATTACTCAACGAATATGTTAAACGTAACAAACACTTATGCTGTAAGCACAGGTTATAATGAAAAAACAAGAATGTTAGTTATGGTTCACTCTTCAGGAGAAGGTGGTGAAACGCCAAAAACTGTGCATATATTCAAATCTAGTAAAAATTTAAATGAAGTTAAAACAATAAAAGAATATTTTGATAATTTGACCTCAACAGAATTTTTTACTGATACTTGGACAACTGGTAGTAATAAAGATTGGGTAACTGTTGTAGGAAATAATGGTTTCGTAGGGTTTGGACAAAAAAATGGAAACAGTATGAATTATGGTGTATTTAATTGTAACACAGGTTTAGGTACAACAGGTGCTGCTAGGCAATTTGGGTCATTTCAAGGTTTTACAGGAAGCACAACTACATCTTATAGTACATCTACCTCAAATTATTTGTACACAAAATTTAACACCACATGGGACGGAACTTGGGGATTAATATATAGCCCTTATTATTATTATGGTGTTGGTATAAATGCTTTTGCTGTAAATTTAGAAAATCCTAGAAAATTTATAAGTGTAAGTCAAACAAAATCAAGTAGAGGTAATCCTTATTTAGCTTGGGGTAGAACAGGATTTCATGGTGGGTGGAGTGATAACTGTGACTCTGATGTTTTTAGAACATATGCATTTTCTTTTGATCCTAATGACTCTGATCATACGGTAACAACAAAAGTGCTTCATGGACGAGATTCAGGAGATAGTTTAGTAGGTACAACTAACGATACAAACATATCTGCAGCAACGTCTATTAATTCAGGTTCAGTTGTAACAAATGGTACAGGAGTTGTAGGATTAAATGCAGCCAGAACATGGTTACACGGTGGTTATCAATCAACCAATTACCCATTAATGTTCCAAGTAAATTGGTGGGGATCATTTAATTCAGGTGAACAATCCTGGAACGGAGTTAGAGATTAAAGGTAAAAACTTATGAAAATAATTTATTTTAATGTACATGATGGCAGTCCTCTTACTGAAAATGTAATAGCTGGAGAAGAAGCTTTAAATGGAGGAAGAGCTTTTAAAGCAGAGGCTCCAGATAATATTTCTAATTGGAGATTAAAATATGATGTTATAAGTAAAAAAGTTGAGATTTTTGGTGGTGTTGAAAAAAATGAAGAACAAGCATTAAAATTGAAAGAAGATAATGAAATAATTAAATTTAAATTAGAAAGTGAAGCTAGTAAAAAAATTACTTTAGATAATGAAAAAAAAGAATATTTGTTAAAAATAGAAAGAGAAAAATTATTAAACAATTTATCTAACTAAAAAATATTATTTTGATTTAATAATATATAATGAATAATTTATATAATGAAAAACAATCCTAATATAGAGTTTATTTGTTCCGATCCTGGCGTTGAATTAACAATGCCTATTATAAAATCCTCAGAATATAAACCATCTTGGATAAAAAAAGCTGCAATAGATTTTAAAAGTGGTGGATCTTTGACAACAACAAGTTTAAATAATGAAGAATTTGATTGTATATCAGAAAAAAATTACAAAAAAGATCAAATAAAACATACTGCTAAATGTCCTGGTTTACAAATGTGGCATAATACAGGTTGGATTATGAGATTACACCAAGACATAAAATTTGAAGTTGTATCAGATGGTGAATATTGGAATTTTGAATCTTCTGGATTTTCACCTATAAAAATGGTAACTTTTCATTTGACACATTCGTTTTATCCATTTTTTAAAAATTGGCCAAAAAATACAATGAAAAAAATAGTTAAATTACATTTACCTTGGTCAGCAAGGATACCTGCTGGTTACAAACTTTTAGTACTACACCCTATGTATTTGGATGATTTTAGATTTACAATATGTAGTGGTGTTTACGATCCTTTATTAGGCATAGCTGACATAGGAGTAGTTCCTTTATTTTGGCATTCTTTAGATGGTACACATTTAATAGAAGCAGGCACGCCAATAGCTCAATTTATTTTAATTCCAAAAGAAGAACCTGATTTTAAAATTATTGAAGAGTCGAACGATAAAAATTTTAAAAAAGAAAAAATACTTACAAAAAAATTACTATCTGAAAGTTTTAATACAAATTATAATAAAATAAGAGAATTTTGGAAAAAATACGGTTGGTAATATGACCGATATAAAAAATTTAACTTTAGAAGAACATAAAAAAGCTGAGTCTGAACCTTTTGTACAAACTCTTTTGTCTGGCAATATTAATCAAGACCTTTATGCCACATACTTATTTAATCTATTACAGTGTTATGCTACACTTGAAAAGTATGCATTTGCAAATGGCCTGTTTAGACATACACCTGGTTTAGATAGATCACAAAAAATAGATTACGATTTTCGTTCACTTTGGAATAAACCAGAAAAACCATATATTACGAACAGCACATTAAGATATGTTTATCACTTAGACAGCATTAAAGATGATGCTGAAAAATTATATGCTCATATCTACGTAAGACACATGGGAGATTTATATGGTGGTCAGATGCTACGTAGAAAAACCCCTGGCCCAAATACTTATCTTGTTTTTTTAAAACCAGAGGAAACAAAAAGAATTATAAGAGAGATTATAAATAACTATATGAACACGTATCAAATAAACGTGGTCGCTGAAGCTAAATTATGTTTTGAGTATGCTACAGAATTATTTAAGGAAATGAATGATTTGGGAAAATCTTATACAGTGCAAAAATAATATTATAGATATATTGAATATAAATTGTGTTGAATACTTTGAAGATGGTATGACACAATTTAATAAAGAAGGTTGGGTCAATCGTACTTGGAAAAATGAAAACGTCAGGCGTGCTCACGTAGATGTAGTAGACGCAAGAGAAACAAAAGGCCTTTGGATGATGCACGTTTGTTTATTTCCTGAATTAAATAATGGCGGGCCAATTTATGGATTTGATGTTATTGCAGGTAAGAATAAAGTAACAGGTGCATTTCATGACTTTTCACCACTACTTAAAAAAGAACATCCACTTACACAATGGTTTATAAATGAAACGAAGTGGTTTAAACCAAGTAAACAAAGAGAATTACCGGATTGGGCAAAGGCTATCTTTAGCGGTGGTATGATTGCAGCCGGTAATATACAAACAGAAGAGGAATTATTTCAGGTAACTACAATTGCCGAAAGTAATCTACATAATTACTTAGATAAGATAGGTGATTTTAAAAATGACTCTAAAAGAGAAGATGTAGTAACAGCACAAAACTATTATTGTGAACATCAACAACAAAATCCACATACGCCTAGAGTGATGTTATCTCTAGGATTAGATGAAAAAGATGTAATAGTGTTTAACAAAGACCATCTTTTTCCAAGAATAAATAATTAATATGAAACTAGATAAGAAATTGATTGTACAATATACTGCTATTCTTATATTATTTTTGTTTGTTTTATTCATTACTTCAATCGTAAAAGCAAATGAAAAGAAAATATCTGAATTAGAAAAAAGAATATCACAATTAGAGTCAAATAAAATTTCATTACCTAAAGGCTTATTCATTTCAGGCGAGGTAGAAGCATATTATGATGATCGTACCTATGATAGTGGCGTAGATTCAAGAGCTGAATTACAGATAGGCATAAATCACAGATTTAATAATAATTATGTAAATTGGACAGGTGCTTCTATGTTGTATGACACTTATTATTCTTTAGATACAACACTTAACAATACAATACAAGAAAAACAAATGGGTATTGGTAATGATTATTATAGATTATATTTTGGTGAAACAGACGCACAACGATTAGGTTTTGCAAAGACACCTAAAGTAGGCGCACCATTAATTATTACACAAACAAATTCAAGAATAGATCATAGAGAAAAAGCAGTTTTGGCCATTGGTGGTTTTAATTGGGATAATCAATTTGATTTTGACTCTTATCGTTTAAGAAAAGATTTACCAGTTGGTGCGGTTTTAGGATGGGATAATGAAAGAGACGCTTTATATACAGGCGCAACTGTAGGACTTTTTGGATACGCTGATTTATCCTATATGCAAATTAAAAATCCAAAAAGTTCAACAAGTGTCTCTGCATTTAACGAACGAACACAAAAAGGTTGGTCATTAGGTGGTACTTTATATCGTTGGAATATTCCTTTAATTTGGGGTGCAGAAGTTTGGGACGATATGGACACAGGTTTTGCCAGCAAAAATAGATATGACTATGGCCTATTATATAGTTTTAACGAACGTATTTATGGTACAGTTCATAGAACCGAAAATGATGATTTAGGATTTACAGGCAACTATTGGGGACTTGTTTATAATCTACACACAGAAAATGATAAAGATAAACGACCTGATAAAAGAGCTGGTTTAGAATTTGGTTTATACTATCATGATAAACAACAAACTTCTGTATTTACAGGCGCACATAAAGACTATAACCCACAATTATTAGCAACTATTCGTTATAAGTTCTAATCTTCTTTATATAAATAGTGGAGTTATGGCAAATCCATCTACACGAGAAACACTTAAACAATATGCTTTAAGAGCATTAGGTAAACCAGTAATAGAGATAAACGTTGATGATGACCAGTTAGAAGATAGACTGGACGAAGCATTACAATACTATGCTCAATATCACTATGACGGTATTCGTAGAACATATTTAAAGTATCAACTTACGTCAGCAGATAAAGATAGATTAAAAGCTTCAACACCAACAACTGAATCAGCCACGCAAGGCGGAGTGACAACAACTTATTACGAAGCAAATAATTTTCTTATAGTTCCAAACACAGTTATTGCCATTACAAATATATTTCCTTTTTCTGATAAAGCAAGTATGAATATGTTTGATGTAAGATATCAATTAAGGTTAAATGATTTATATGATTTTGGCTCTACTTCAATTATTAATTATGATATGGTATTAAGACATTTAGATTTTTTAGATCAAATATTAGTTGGTATAAAACCAATTCGTTATCAACAACACGATAATCGTTTATATATTGATATGGACTGGGCTAATGATTTAGAGGTAGATGAATATTTAATTATAGATTGTTATAGAAAAATAGATCCAACTACTTTTACGGACGTTTTTAATGATCAATGGTTAAAAAGATATACAACAGCATTATTTAAAAAACAATGGGGTGCTAATTTAAGCAAATTTGATGGAGTAATCATGTTAGGTGGTGTTAAACTTAATGGTGAAAAAATTTTTACAGACGCACAAACAGATATTGAAAAATTAGAAAAAGAAATAAGAGATAGTTTTGAAATAGCACCAGCATTTATGGTAGGTTAAACTATGCCAGTAAATCATTATTTTCAAGGCGGCCAAGGAATCGGTAATCAGGCCGAAAAAATACTTTATGAAGATTTAATTGTAGAAGGCCTAAAAATTTATGGCCACGATGTCTATTATTTACCACGAACACTTGTAAATAGAGATTTAATACTAGGAGAAGATACTACAAGTAAATTTGACGACAGTTATTTAATTGAAATGTATTTTGAAACAACTGAAGGATTTGCAGGTCAAAAAGAATTAATTAATAAGTTTGGATTAGAAATAAGAGAAGATACCACATTTGTAATTTCAAAAAGAAGTTGGCAAAATCAAGTAGATAATCCAATGACACAGATTGTAGAGGGCCGTCCTAATGAGGGAGATATCATATATTTCCCTTTAATGAACAGTTTTTTTGAAATACAATTTGTAGAAGACCAAGAACCATTTTTTCAATTAGGCAGTTTACCTGTATATAAATTAAGAGTCACACGTTGGGAATACAGTTCAGAAGAATTAAATACAGGTATTGCTGAAATAGATGATAAAGAAACAGATTACTCTTTAAATTTATTACTTAACAGATTTACATTAGAAGATGAAACAGGCTCATTAAAATTAGAGCAAGATCAATCATCAGGTCAACCAAACTTCTTCTTAAACGAGGAGGCAACAACAACAACTACGGTTGCTACACAATCTACTTATGCACAAAACTTAGATTTAGATACAGAGGCAGGTTTTGATACAGGTTCAACTGCTGATGACATATTAGATTTTACTGAAATAAACCCTTTTGGAGAAATTAATTAATGTTTGGTAATTTTTTCTATAATGAGGGAATGAGAAAAATTATAATTGCATTTGGTCAATTATTTAATAATATAGTTATACAATCAACATCAAGCACGGGTGCTGTTACAAAAAGATTAAAAGTTCCTTTAGCTTACGCACCTAAAGAAAAGTTTTTGGTAAGATTGGATCAAAAACCAGATTTAGATGACCGTAGCTTTGCAATTACGTTACCAAGATTAGGATTTGAAATATCAGGTCTTGCTTATGATCCTTCAAGAAAATTAACAAGAGTTCAAAAATTTAGAAGAGTCAAAGCTGGTGAATCAGGTGAAGTACACAATTTTAATTACATACCTGTACCCTATAATATTAGTTTAAATTTATATGCTTTTACAGCGACAGCAGAAAACGGCTTACAAATAGTAGAACAAATATTACCTTTCTTTCAACCTGATTATACTATAACTGTAAACGTAATACCTGAAATGAATATAAAAAGAGATATACCTATTATATTAAACAGTGTTTCTTATGAAGACAGTTATTCAGGAGATTTTACGACACGTAGAGCCGTTATATATACTTTAAACTTTACTGCTAAAACATATTTATTTGGACCAATGTCTAATCAAGGTGTTATTAAAAGTGTACAATCAGATTTATATACTGATACAAATAAAAAAACGGCAAAAAGAGAAGAAAGAATTGTGGTCGTACCAGACCCAATAACGGCGGATGCAGATGATGATTTTGGATTTACAACAACAATTACTTCTTTTACAGATAGTAAGAAATATAACCCAACGACTGATACTGATGTTTAATTATGACAAAAATAGAGGATAAAGTAAACGAAATATTAGGCATATCGCCTGAAAATAAACCTACATTTGAGTCTTTAATAAAGGTAGACAATCCTCCTGTGCCACGTGTGGAAGATAAAACTAAAACAGATATTGAAAACGATTATAAATTCAGTAGAGATAATTATTATGATTTAATACAAAAAGGTCAAGAAGCAATTGAGGGCATATTAGAAATTGCAAAAGAGGGCCAACATCCACGAGCTTATGAAGTTGTAGGTCAATTAATTACCAATGTAGCACAAACGGTAGATAAATTACAAGATTTACAAAAAAAATTAAAAGAATTAAAAACAGTTACAAAAGGCGCAGATACAAAAATACAAAATGCTTTATTTGTAGGTTCTACAGCTGAATTACAAAAAATGTTGAAAGTTAAAAATGAAAATACTGAAAGCGAAAAGAAATTACCTGAATAAACAGATATTTAAGATAAGTGATTTAACTTATATAGATAGAATGACACCTCTAAATGATTTACTAAAAGGTGAAGATATGATTGAACCTATCAAAATATTAAAACACAAAATAAGAAAAAATCCAACTACTCCATCAGGTGAAGAATTATTTGATTATTCAAAATATAGAAGTGGAGCCGCAGGTACTAATTTTAAAGAAAAACAATATAGTGTTTGGGAAGGTAATCAAAGAGTAAAAGCTGCTTTAGAATTAGGTTACACACATATAGAAGGAATCATAATAAATGAATAATGAAGTTTATTTGGGAAATCCTAATTTAAAAAGAGCCAATGTATCAGTAGAGTTTACACAAGAACAAATAGAAGAGTTTGCTAAATGTTCTAAAGACCCGTTATATTTTATACAAAATTATGTAAAAATTGTTTCATTAGACCATGGTTTAATTCCTTTTAATATGTATGGTTTTCAAAAAGAAATGGTCGGCACAATGCATAACAATCGTTTTACGATATGTAAGTTACCAAGACAATCAGGTAAATCAACTACAATTGTTTCTTATTTACTTCATTATGCTTTGTTTAATCCAAATTGTAATATTGCCATATTGGCCAACAAATCATCTACAGCAAGAGATATATTAGGCCGTTTGCAATTAGCTTACGAAAATATACCAA